TCTTTCGTCTTGTATTTATTTTCTACAGTATTCCGGTACTTTTCTAAATTGTAGTATGGTGGGGACGTGAAAACCGTATCGTAGTCAAATCGACTGTAGTCTACGGTTAACGCATCTTGGAATAAAAGGGTGATTTCGGTTTTGGAGTCATTGAATTCGTCTTTTTCTAAAAATTGGCGTAAATCTGCGTAAGGGGCAATTAAATTGCGATTGGCATCGATACCAATATAAGCGTCTAAATTGAGAGCACACGCCCCGACCAATCGTCCTCCCCATCCCATGGTGAAATCCAATACTCGTTTGGCATTGACTCTACAGTATACCTCCATTGCCATTACCGGACGGAAAATCGCAATACTGGAAAAATACAGATTGTAAATGTACTTGAACTTTTGTACATCGGACACGTTCCGGTTCTTATAAAAGTCGACCATTTTCTTTACATACGGCTTTTTTATGTACTGTTTGCGTTTTTGCCAGAATTCATAGAAACTGACGTTTTGATGACCTTTAGTATGTAACCGTTCCACCAATGTAAATCCGTCTACGATTTTATTGCCTAAACGAGTCCGTCCATTGGCCTTTAACGCTTCTGTACATTTCATTTGTCTCAGTTTTTGATATTCTTGAAGTAGATCATCTGTAGAATACGATTGCAATTGATGTGCGATTTTATCATATTTGGTTTGTGGTTTATGGTTCTTTTTCAGGGTCTGTTTGCCTTTCAATTTGCCTTTGATTTTCTTTCGGCCTTTTTGCGATTTCATAATATAAAACAAAATATCTTGTGTGGAGAGAAAAAATAAAAAACAAAGACTCTATATAGGACCATTTTATTTTTTTTATAGGTGGTGGAAATATGAATTTTGTTGCGTATTTGGCTGTTGAATTTTTCAAACGGAAAAAGTGGACTGCTTTAGGCATTTTTCTAGTTGCTTTATTGAATAGTGTCATTCAAACCAATGGCATGACCCATATTACATCCAATATAATAACATTTGCCCAAACTCGTAATCAAACCAAGGCGTACGAATTTTTCAAATGGTTCATTTGTATTGTGATTGTCTTCATTGGAGTCTATTATTTATGGAGTTATTTACAAAATCAATTGCTGACTGAGATTCGTCCATGGGTACGAGAGAAAATCGTAGAATTATTACTGAAAACGAATAATCAGAAATTCAGCGAAACCAATTTTAGCAAATTGAATTCCCCCATTAACCGTATTGTCGATATGTACTATTTCATTACGCATACTGTACTGGACTATATGTTGCCGAATTTGGCTTATTTGGTCATTGTCTCGATTTATTTCACTTTTATTAATCCTTATTATGGATTGATATTCTTGACCGGTAACGCAATATTAGCCCTGTACTGGTATTTCAATGTGAAAAGTATTATGAAATCCAATGATGATTACGAAAAGACCATTATTAAGAGCGACATTCACTTGATCGATTTGTTGAATAACGTAGACAAGATCATTTATCGTGGACAAACCGACCCTGAAATCCAAACCTTTGATGGTTTATCGAAAATGAATATTAAAAAGGGTCGCGAATACTACGATTTATCGAATTACCATATTACGGTCATGAATACTATTATTTTTGCCGTTGTATTGGTATCCATTTATATGTTATTGCGATTGTACTTCAATAAGAAGATGGACATTACTTTGTTCATTACATCATTTACGATTTTATTGTTGTATCGAGAGAAAATGAGCACTATGATTGAAACCTTGCCTGAACTGGTCGATTTTATTGGCCGTACAGAAAATGTACTGATTCATTTCCAACACGTGAATGATAATTACCGTGAATATGCGTCGTCAAAACCGTACGATAAACAGTCAATGGAATTCCGGAAAATCCAGTTCCATAATGTGACCTATAAATATGGAGCCAGTGCTACTAATGTATTTGAAAATCGCGATTACTTTTTGAAAACGGAAAAGAGTCAGATTATTGGTATTACCGGTCCATCCGGAAATGGTAAATCGACCTTTGTGAAACTGCTTTTGCGTATGTATGAATGCAATAGCGGTAAGATTACTATAGACGATATCGATCTTAAAGACATCGACCCGGATTATATTCGCCGGGAAATCACGTATGTAAACCAAAATTCCAAATTATTTGACCGTAAAGTCGTGGATAATATGCTGTACGGTTGTGGAAATCGTGAGATTTGTGACCACTTCTTGGAACAAATCTTGAAATACCCCAATATTACGAAACTGTACCGCAATACAGATATTAAAACCAAAGATGCTGGATTATTGGGCGAGAATTTGTCAGGTGGACAACGGCAAATCGTGAATATGATTGGTGGTTTGATTAACCCATCGAAGATCTTGATTTTGGACGAACCTACCAATGCATTGGACCCGAGTTTGAAAAAAGAAGTCCTGGGATTGATTAAAGATTTTAGCAAATATAAACAGGCGGTGATCATTATTTCCCACGATAAAGATGTGTTTCCATTGTTTACTCAACAGTTGCAATTCTGATGGGGAAACCTTTAGGTTTCCCCACACCCCTTCCGTTCCACGGATTGCTTTAGAGGGGGTAACCTAATGGCTTCCCAATACTCCCTCCGTTCCGCGTTTTGCTTTAGATTGGGACAGAGGTGTGGCAATTATACAATCTTTCTACAGTGATCGATCTAATTGCATGATTTACAGTAGAAAAAATAACTGTTTTTGTACTGTATTATATTTATTTTTTAGTAGGTCTACGCTTTTTATTTTTGCGAGTTTTTGTTTTACGCGGTTTCTTGGATTTTCGGTTAGCACGAGATTTTCGTTTTCTTGTGTTTCCACCATATCCCATTGCACCCTTAATACTATTTATAAAAGTCTGTTTGTTAAATTCAGAATTGCTATTAAATAAACTATGCATATATGCATAAATAAAAAAAAAACAAGAATTAATATTGTATGTTGGAGGACTCATATTGTTTCTATTAGAAGGCGGTGTAAATCTAATATTTATTGGAAAATCCACTGTTTTATGTCTAACATTATTATTCTCTTTTTTTACATTATTATTCTCTTTTTTTACATTAACATTTAACTTTAATATATTAGTTCCTAATCCTAATACTTTGTTAATTTCAAAATTGTGATGATTTTCAAAAAAGAAACGTAAACAAATTTTAGCTACATTATAATGAAAATTACTATTCGATGTAACGACTGCTGATATGTCATTAAAATGTTCAGATGTACTAGTTATCGGTTTATTGCTATCTGTTTTATTGCTATCTGTTTTATTGCTATATGTTAAGAATAGAGGAAGATCCATGCTGTCGTTTGTGTATAATATCTTTTTCCTAAATAAATTAAATTTTTTTTCAAATTCATTTATATCTGTTATTTCCACCATTGAAATTTTATTTTCTGTAGTTTCTTTCGAATTTTCAATGTTATATAGAACTTTATATTTATCAGTATCAACACGATTTGGAACGTTTATACCCCGTTTGAGTTTATAATTATTATTTATACCAATATTGCTGATTGGCTTAATATCCAATAAAAAGTTTTTATAATTTTCTTTCATCACATATGATTTATTATTGCATTCAACAACGTGTTCGATTTCGATTTTGATTTTGTCTTTTTCGTCGTCGTGAGGCATTATATCTTATATAATGTTTTTATATTTTATATTTTTGCATTTCATGAGTTTTCTTTCATCTCGATTGTTTTGGATTATTGCGTTTGCCCTATTCCATAAGCAAAACGTGGAACGGAAGGGGTGTGGGGAAACCTTTAGGTTTCCCCAGTCATATCCATATACTTAAAGATCGTCCTTGATGCCAGACTTTTCTTATCTCCACGTTTACATTGACTCATTGTTTGAATATGAGGCTCAATGACGAATTTCCATATCCATTCCCCTTTGCATTGTTCTAAAATAGATTTGCCTTCTCGAATAAACAAGTACAAGATTTCAGCAATTTCATGGACTTCATTTTCACGACCTTCTAAATCAACCATTTGAGTAGACAATTCCTGAAACGAATTCATGATATTCAACAATCTCAACATCGGAATCACTTTCTTTTCCACCAACCGTACAATAAAAATAGCAGTGGCTTTGCGCATATCATTTTGTTTGTTGTATTGGCAATATAGTTCGTAATTTTCATTGGCATCCACATAATGAATCTCTTTGATACTATTCACATATGTGTTCAAATAACTGTATAACAATTCGCGATAAATATCGTATTTACCCACTAATTCCACAAACAACTCCGCATACAAGTCCACATAAAATTTATTTGTACTGGCCACCGTAAAAATGAAATTCGCAATGGTTTTCAAATTCTCACTTTTTGTACTGTCATCATCAGTAGCACACTGGTTGCATTTGTCTAAATATTCCAGAATTTTATCCCGTTGATTTTCATAATTCTTGGTCGACAATTTATTAATACAAGCCCGAATATCTTGGATCCATTTTTGTATACCTTCGTCGGAAGCCTTTTCAATCACTGTAGACTTGAAAGGTACGCGGATATCTTCCCAATCGGCCGATGATGATGATCCAGAATGATTGTTATCCCCATTGCGGTCACGACGATTGTTATTGCCATTGCGTTTTTTTCCCGGTGACCGTTTTGGGTGATGATGATAATGATTTCCTGTAGAAGATGATGAATGAATGTTTCCACTTGGGCGATTGGAATGATGGCGTTGGGTTCCTCCATTTGGATTAGACGGTCGACTTGACGATACGTGCTCGCCTTGTTTTTCTACAATAATGGGCGTAACCTGAGAGTCGATTTGCTCGATTAATTGTAGAAAAGTGTCGCCTATCATGGACATTACCGGTGGAATGCTTTCTATAATACTATAAAAATCGGACAATTGATACGTGGTTGTTGATTCTATTGTTGTTGTTGATATTGACATTGTCATAATTGTTATTTTGTATAGTTGTTTTTTTTGTATTATTAATAATAGTGACTTGTTTATATATCTTATCTTATTATTAAATTGTTTTTTCACTATATTCATATAAACAAAACATTTGTATTTTTAGTAGAATATAGTTATTATACTAAAATATTATGGAAGACAATAAAACAAATAATCAACTAGAAGAAAATAGAGTACAAGACACTGTATCTGTATCCAATAAAATAGAATCAGACTCTTGTAACAACAATAGAATTGAAAAATGGGATGAGTTACCAATAGAGGAAACTTTATTACGTGGAATATATGCCTATGGTTTCGATGAACCGAGTGAGATCCAGAAAAAGGCTATTTTACCGGTAATAGAAAAACGCGATGTCATAGCACAAGCCCAATCTGGGTGCGGGAAAACCGGGTCATTTTCCATTGCGGCATTACAGCGACTCGATATGACGAAGAAAACACCACAAGTATTGATTTTATCTCCAACCCACGAATTAGTCAATCAAACTGCCGATGTAGTAGAAGGATTGGGTAATTTCATGGAAAATCTCCAAGTGAAAACCTTGATTGGTGGAACATCTATACGCGACGATGTACAGTTTTTAGAAGAAAAAGCCCCGCAAATCGTGGTCGGTACAGTAGGTCGTGTTTTGGATATGATCGAGAAACGCCATTTGGATGTACGCGACTTGTCCTTATTGATTTTGGACGAAGCCGATGAAATGTTGAGTCACGGTTCCAGTGATAAACTCAAATATATGTTTCAGTATCATTTTCCCACTTCAATGCAAGTCGCCTTATTTAGTGCTACAATGCCTACGGAGATTGTCCGATTGAGCCATAATTTTATGAATGATCCGGTTCATATTTTGATGGAAAAAGAACAACTTAGTCTACAGTGTATTCAACAATACCACGTGGCTGTACACGATGACTTTTCGAAATATCAACTCCTACAGGACTTGTTTTCGGTCATGAATGTATCGAAATGCATTATTTACTGTAATAGTGTCCGTCGTGTCAATGACCTGTACAGAAATATGATGGAAGATGGTCATTCGGTAGTGGCGATTCACAGTAATATGGATAAAGGCGAACGTGTACGCATTTTCAAGAACTTCCGTACAGGTGATGCGCGTTTTTTGATCAGTTCGGATGTCACTGCCCGTGGTATTGATATCCAGCAAGTAAGTGCGGTTATCAATTATGATTTGACGCGTAATGTCCATACTTATTTGCATCGTATAGGACGCAGTGGACGTTGGGGACGACGCGGAATTGCCATTAATTTTGTGACGAAATACGATGTGCGTGATTTAAGGTCAATTGAAGACTATTATAAAATCGAAATCCCCGAATTACCGGCCTCGTTTAATGGCGACGTATAAGTGAGTCTATGCGATTTTGATTTGATTACCGTATGTATTGCCTTCATAATGTTTCCCTTTTTTCAGTAATTTCAAGTATTCGGGGAAAATGGCCACTTCTTCGTGGAACTCTTTGTTGGCTGCATGACAATAGCCTATTATTTTTTTATCGGGAAATAGATTTTTCAATAAACCGTAGAGTGCTACTGTGAAATCTTGGTCAGTCTCTTGGTCCGAATCGCGAATGTTATTGTGGTCACCACCGTAAGATTCTTTCATATATCGAATTTGCTGTTTGACTTGTTGCCTGATTATATCGACATGAAGATGTGCATTGTTTTTTTTATAATGAACACGAAACCGTTCCACTAAATAATCTTCCAGGCGTTCCCAAATACATGTTAGTAAATCACCGTACAGTGGTTTATTATTGGGTGACCTGGAATCAAAGGATTCGGTAGGATGCGACAAATTAAGCAAATAGAGTGTTTTGTCTTTATTTTTATTGTGCTTTTTCCTGGATTTCGGGTCGGCACTCGGTATAGTATATTCAATTAAATCGCGAACCCGGTCATTTTCCCGGTCATCAAAATCATAATGTTCGGGTTTGTCTTCGGGAGACACTTGTGACCGTAGAAAATGGTGGCCTTTTGCTGCGTTTTTCTTGTACAGTTTATTGTAAGAATATCGATTTGCTGTATCGGTAGATACACCAAACCATATGGGTACTTCGGATTCGGTCAGTTTTTTTTTCTTGTCCTTGACATAAAATTTGTGGGTTGTCCTAAATAGTCTTTTTTGAGGGACGTATTGACTATATGCAACTAAACATTTGCGCAAAAAATCTTTGCATTTTCTTTTAGTGGAAGATTCTTTGGATTTCGATTTGGATTTGGAGTTGCTTTTGCTTTTGGAATTAGACCTATTTTTCTTTGTACGAGGCGATGACGACGATGACTTTGATGATAATGATGGTGTTGGTGACCGGGGTCTTTTTCGTACAGTACTTGACATTCAACTACCTTTCTGTACAATAGAGAGAAAAAAAATCCCCATGAGGCGTTCGTTAACAGTTTTCTTTTTACGTCTTATAATACAAATGGAAGATTTGCAAAAACACTTGGCATCCTTTTTCCCGTCCACAGACCCCAGTTCTACTGTAGATGGAAAAAAAGAAGAAGAACCGATTCCCGAATACGCAACGACAATATTCACTCTTCCCATCGAGTATTTACCTGTAGAAGAAAAACACGTACTATCATCTATGGTATCAGACGATCTGGAACTCGTTTTAGGCGAAAATCCCATGTATTCCACTCTTTTACGACCATCCAATTTGTTCTCTCAACAACTCATTCCACAATACCAAAAACATTTTACCACCAATGTAGACTTTCTACAGGATACCCAACAAGTGGTCAGCAATATGAAATCCTTTACAAAGGACCCGACAAATACCAATACCAAACCGTCTTCTTATTGCATTCCATGCGAGGTCATTCAAAAGCAATGGAAAGACGTCAAACATACACCCGGTTTCAAAGAAACCTATGGCTATTTAGATTGGAGTTTCTTGGAATCGCTAAATTATTCATCCTTGACTCTCCAGGGAATTACTTTAGCCAATATGCTCTCTCCATTGATGAGTTTTTTCATTCCCTTTTTATTTCTATTGTTTCCCTTTTTGATTTTGAAAATCCAAGGAGTCCCCATCACCATCCGGATCTATTTAGACGTTTTGAAAAACATTGCCAAACATCATTTTATTGGAAAAGCCATTGCCACTTTTGAGTCATTTAGCATTCAAAATCTCATTTACTTAATGGCCATGTTGGCACTCTACGGTCTACAAATGTACCAAAATACCATGCAATGTCTACGGTTTTATCGTAACATTCAAAAAATCAACGACGACTTGCTTCAATGGAAACTGTACGTCAATCATTCCATTGAACAAATGACTCGGTTTGCCGAAGTCAATCGAGACATTGGAACTTATAAAGGATTCAACCAAACAATAAGGAAACATGTCTCTGAATTGCATAGTCTACAGGAATTATTGGATCCCATTTATCCATTCCAATGTTCGATTTGGAAAACGACCGATATTGGATACATGATGAAGGTTTATTATTTGCTACATAATGACGAAGCATTTGAACAAGCATTAGTCTATTCTATGGGATTCCATGGTTATGTAGATAATTTGTCTCAACTCTACAGTAGATTATGCGACGGTTCAATCCATAAGGCAGAATACTGTAGAGAAAATGATGATAATGTGGATGCCGATGTCGAAGGTGATGGTGATGGTGATGGTGATGGTGATGGTGATGGTGATGTGGTTGATGATGATGACGAAATTAGAACCATTTATACTGAATCAACGACCGAGTCCAAAGAAGAAGAGTCCAAAGAAGAAGAGTCCAAAGAAGAAGAGTCCAAAGAAGAAGAGTCCAAAGAAGAAGAGTCCAAAGAAGAAGAAGAGTCCAAAGAAGAAGAAGAGGCCACTAAAGTAGAACCCAAATGCAAAATCGAAGACCAATATTATCCACCACAAGAAGCCGATGGTGTTCGTAACCATGTCAATTTAGAACATTTTGGCGTGATCACCGGACCGAATGCTTCCGGTAAAACCACTTATTTGAAAACCACGGCCATTAATATTATATTGAGTCAACAATTTGGCATGGGTTTCTACAGTAAATGTACTTTGAATCCTTATACTCATATTCATTCTTATTTGAATATACCCGATACATCCGGACGTGACAGTTTATTCCAAGCCGAATCCCGTAGATGCAAAGAGATTTTACAGACGATTCAACAAAAAGGCGTGACCCGACAGTTTTGTATTTTCGATGAATTGTATTCCGGTACAAACCCCAAAGAGGCTACTAAATCGGCATATGCATTTATGGAATTCTTACGACAATACAAACACGTCGACCTGTTTTTGACGACACATTATGTTTCGATTTGTGATCAATGGACAAAACCAACTGCTGACAAGAAAATCATAGATAATTATCAAATGGTTGTGAAATCTATTTCTACAGAAGATGGAAGTATTGTAGATGAAGATGAATGGAGAGAAAATGAAAAGGAAAAAGAAATGCCTAAAGTAAAAAGAATCCCCACTTACAGAATTGCTAAAGGGATTTCCCATATCGAAGGGGCTTTAGGGATTTTGGAAGATATGGAATATCCGGAAGAAATGATTGAAATGATCCGCGACAATTAGTTTAGAAACCAATAATCATCCAACCATGAAGTAATGAATATTGTAGATGTAAAAATATTCATTACTTTTTTTTGATTTCATTTAGGCAGTTTTGGATTCACTCTCCTTTTTAGTAAAGTGATGATTGACAAACTTTTGCATCGTAAAATAAGTCAATTCTTGTTTACGGGATTGTTCGCCGAATAATTTGTACAGGGTTTCATCCGGTTTGATTTGCTTTTTGTTTTCCGGGTTTTGTAATTGATGGTCTTTTATATATTGAATCAATGCACGGGTTACGGTTGTACGGGAAACTTCACTCCCTTCAGGTAGTGACAAAAAATCGCACATTTCCTTGGATACAGGAGTAGGCCGGGCAAATCCACAAGGTTTGCGATTCGATTTGGGTTTCACTGGTTTAGCCATTTTTTGGCGGACTTTCATCAACATTTTGTGTACAGTCTTTTGACGAGCCCGTAAAGAATCGTAAATCGTTTTTATTTGTGCCAATTCTTTATTTTGATCTTCTAATATCGCCTCTATTTTATCGACAATTGTTAATTTCGTTTTGGTTGGTTCTACTGCTGACATAATAGGAAAAAATACAAATACAAATTATTTCTATGTGATTATAGTACGTAACACGAACATAACATTTATATTGTTTTTTCCAAGCATTTTTTATTCTATTTTTAGTTGTGTACTATTATTTCCAAAAGTGTCAAAAATTCCATGATGATAATCATAATCACATACTGTAGAAGATGTCAATGCATGAAATACATACGAAACTACCCGATTTTCAAACAAATAAATACAAGTTTCAATACACGTATATATGGTCATACAGGTCATGCATTTATGGCTAAACCATATCAAATGATTAAGTAGTACTTGATTTGGTCGATGATATAGGACTTTGGTTTTACAATACGGACAAAGTAACCGATGTTTATACCACTTCATAATGCAAAAATTGTGCGCATATACTTTGCATCTACAGTCTTTTTCGAAAATACGGTCTAGTAAGATTAGACCCTGTTGTATATTTGTGTATTCCATGTACGATAATGGTTCAAAACAAATGATACATGGATGACTAAATGTCATGGTATTGGTTTTGGTATTGGTATTGGTCTTTCGATACATATAAATAATTCTTTATTCTACAATAAATGATTATTTGTTTTTTTGGGAGGGTTTCTATTCAATTTTACTACTTTTTGGCATTTCTTCTACGAACGACTTTAGTAAAACCGGCATTTTCACTATTCGCACTGGGATCTTTGGGAGGACGTGATTGACTTCTGTATTGTTGACGAGTTTCGCACATTAATTTACCGTTTTGAATACCGGTAACATTGAATGCCTGGAATTTATGGTTTTCATTGGTGGATTCGGCCAATTCAAATTCGACATATTCGCCTTGGACCAAGTATTTGTATTGTGAATCGATTACTTTTACTGTACTGTAGTGTGTGAAAATATCCACATCTTCATCTGATTCATTTTTCATAGTAATAAAACCGTAACCGGCTTTAGAATTGAACCATTTGACTTGTCCTAGGTGGCGGACTATAAGTGTTGTATTAGTATTAGTATTTGTATTATTTTCAGTTGCTGTTTCAGTGCTCATATTTGTATAGTTGTCTATTGTCTATCGTATATGTCATATTAACCCGATTTATTTATATTGTTTTTTCCAAACAATTCTATTTCTAACTGTACAGTATAAACAGTAATATGAAACAAAAGACTTTAGTGATTATTATATTAGTAATAGCCTTTTTCCTATTGGTTTTCTTTAGTCAACCCAAAGTAAAAGATGCATTTAGTTCCATTGCCGATACAATAGAAAAAAAAGTGGTCAATGGAATGCCATATTATATACAAGATTATAACAAAAATCCAGTAGGAAGCCATGACCGATACAGTACAGAAAAGGTGGCATTGAGTACTATACCCCCGCCACTACAAAATAGACATATAAAAGAATTGAAAAATATATGCGATAAAACTTGCCAAGAACAACCCGAATGTTCTGCTGTAGAGGGTAAATATTCTTGTATATCGGGTTATGAAACCGCAAATAAGGCATGCACCTGTTTATTCCAGGAAACATCATCGGAAGCATTTACATCTGGCTCTGGCTCTTTAGCAACTACAAAAAACCCAATTACCATTGCTTTTGAAAATGCACGTTATTTGCCCAAATGGAAAATGGATTCCACATTTGATTCTAATTGGGTATCATTGCGTAGAAAGCAACTCGATTTGGATACAGTTAACTGGTCCAAAGATTTAGACGAATATTCGATTTGTTTTTGGATTAAAATGGACCCAACGAAAATGAATCGTATGGTCATGCCATTGATGGAAATCAAACAAAATAATTCTAGAGTTTTATCTGTTCATATGGAAAAAGATAATGGAAATATTTCGGTTGAACAAAAGGATCCTTCTGGAACACCTGTACACTGGACTTATTATTTGAATGAAAATTTCAATATGATAGATTATCACATTATAATCACATATAGGAAAAACGTAGTAGGAGTCAATAACAATGGTATCGAAGTATTTCAAAATGGTCAACGTGTAGACAATAAATACAAGGACGATGCTTTTTGGAAACCGCAAATCCAAAATGATGCAAATTACCATACAAATCCCTCATTGAGTAACAATACACTCACATTGAACCGAAAAGATGTATCTGGTTTTGATCTCAAAAAATTCATTACATATCATCACGTATTAACGGATGATGAAGCACAATTTATGTATTTATCAACTCACAAGGCTTAAATATATAGATAATTTATCTACAGTAGAATTATATACTAGTATAGATATAGAAGGTAATAAGTCATTCGTATAATAAAAAAATGGAAACACAACGAAAATACATTATTTTAGTGTTAGTAGCACTGTTTTTCATAGTATTATTTTTGTACTTTCTACAGGATCGATATTACCATTTAGAGAAATTTTCGTCCATTGGAAATTATAAAACATTGGGTGATATTCAAGATGATTTAGCCATACAACCCATTCTATTGGATCACACTACATTAAATGAATACAAAGATACTTGGACCAATGCTTCTATTATTGCCAATAAAGGTAAATTGATATTGAAAGATAAACTAGCCCTTGGATTCATTTATGAAAAACCCGAATCTACTGTACGAGGTGTTACTGTCAATAATATGGATTGGAAAGCGTATTTTGAAGAATACCCCGAATTAGCCAGAGATGGATTACCATACAATAAGGAATCTGCATATGACCATTATTTGAGATATACTGTAAATGGATATACTGTAAATGGTCAATATATAAAGGAAAATCGTTTTGTCAATAAATTGTATTTGTGGAGAGAAATGCCGAATAAAGTCAGCAATGATCGGTTTAGCATTTCATATTGGATTTATATTAATAATCCGAGTGTTAATTGGCAAACCGTATTCCATTTAGGAACACGACCGGGTGACCATTTGGTGCAAAATTGGAATGGTCGACACCCGGGCATTTGGTTATGGCCCAATCATCCTGTTTTACATGTACGCCAAAATATAGGCACTGATTGGAATTCTGGTTCAGGTAGTAAAGAGACTGGTGAATGGAATAAAGAAAAAGAAAGACAATCACTATCAGTCAAACGTCCTTATTTTATAACTCATGTACTTCATAATGATAAAACAATTTTGTACGTAAATGGAGAAATAAAGTATGAACATCTTCATGAAAACCCGGGTGCATCATTGAAAGATGCTGCTGCCTATTTAACTGTAGGACAACAATTACCACTTCCTTCTGACGGTAGTGATTATTCTTATGTATTGAAAGATGTGAATATGTATTACGGAGCACTTAGTGCCACACAGGTGGCCAATTTGTATGAATTAAATAAGCACAATTGTGGCAATGGAGAGGATGCATTACAAGCCATTAAACAAGACAGTAGTAGTAGCGAAGGTTTTCAAATTATGAATTCTCTTGGACCTTCTTCTACAGTAGAATCATTTAGTGCCGGGCCAATTATACTACCACCGACTGTAAAAACCAAATTGGGATATGAATTTAATTTTGATGAGTTGGATCCGGAAGCCATTGGAGATGCTGAGGAAAATGCTGTACCAGAATATACTAGTGCTGGATCTACATCAACTGGTCCTAAAAAAGAGGTGTTATTGGAGAAAGATAAATACGATTTATGTGAAGATAAAACCTTGAAATACATTGATTTCAAAGCGAATGATAAACAATATTATATTGATTTGAAAAAAATAGGCAAACAAATCAAATTCCAGCAATATACCGGTGCTTCTTTTGCATTTTGGATAAAATACGGTCGAACTAACGATTGGAGCGAAAAACGACTATTTACTTTTGGTTTAGGAAATGGATGGTATGTGTATTGTCCAATTATTGCGAAAACTTTATATTTTTCTTTTTGGGCAGACCAAAGACCAATTGTATCAATACCTGTACAGAACGTCATTATTGGAGAATGGGTTCATATTGCATGGGTGATTCGCAATGATGAAGAAAAATCTTGGACTGTTTATGTGAATGGAGTAGAACATACTACTGAAAATGGGAAAATGATCGTATATGCATCTGGTACGGGACAGAATGATGAGCAAATAATAGGTATGCGAAACGGGAAAGGTCAATTTTTTCCAGGGTGCTTAGGGGATTTCCGTATATATGAAGGTGAATTGACCGAAGAACAAGTGAAACACATTGGTGGATTCAAAACAATAAATAATGATATAGATCATTCAGGGCCCAAAAATGAGGTTTTCCATATAAAAGGGTATAGTCACACAAAAGACCAATCTGGAAGTAAATGCGCTGAATTCGGCGGAGCCAAAGTGGCAACCCGAGAACAAGTGAGTCAAGCCCAATATGCGGGAGCCGATTGGTGTTCTACAGGATGGGTCCAAGATGAAAGAAGTGCCTTGTATCCTATTACTACTACATTAGTACAAGGTTGTGGAAATGGATATCCGGGTATTAAATACTATACACCAAAATATAATGGTGTCGAGAAAGCCGGTATTAATTGTTATGGAGTCAAACCGGAGAAAAGTGATAGTAATTCATGGAAATTGCGTAATTGGAAGCCTGGACAATGGAGTAAATATTGAGGGAACATTTAGGTTCCCTCCCATACCCCCCTCCGTTCCACGTTGTGTGTGTGTGTGTGGTCTGATAAAATAAAAACGTGATTTTTATTTTTTCAATATATTTTTTTATTTATGAATAACCCATATTTTCGGTCTGATAACTAAAGTAATAGACTGTAGAACCCTCAGGCACATATTTGGTATAAGCACCAAGTTGACCTGGAGTACCCATACTAGTAAGACCGGATGATACAATAGAAGATGATACATCAAAAGCAGTACCAATGGCCAATGTGTTGTTTGCATTGGTATAATGGGATTGGTCAAATATATAGGTGGTGCCACTATTATTGGCAAAATCGATAGCGGGTTTTTCGACAAAACCACTACCACTGTCCAACTGGAAAGCACTATTTGCCACATCTACAGTATAATTCTCTATAGGTGGTGAAGCAATGGAAAAGGTTACTTTATCAAAAGCGGCTTGTCCAGTATTAGTGTTATCGATATAGTAGGATTCAAATGAAACAATATAACTGGCTTCTAAATGAAGTCGTTTTTTCCACCCAGGCTGTATTAGTGACTAAATATTCATGTGTATGAATAACTGTAGAATCTGCTTCTTTTGTAATTTTAATGCGTTTGATACAGAAACCATACCTGAATAAGTTATTAGAACATCATACCATGATAAGATGTAATTATTTACTGGTAAAGTGATTATTTGTTGTAAATAGCCAGTATTTTGGTTAGTACTTACCTCTACCCATACAACAGGAACCATCTACAAATGGAGTCGGAAAATTAAACCCTGTTGTATCATCTTCTCTTATAATAAAAGTAGGAGTATGACTCGGTATAACGATTGTTGTCCAATTATCTATATTCTTGTTATGTTGCTGATGTACCTTCAACATCAACTAAATCATTATTTTCAAAACTGCTATTCAATAATTGTGGAGCAGTACCCGATGATCAGTCACTACTTACCACCATTATCATACTCAAGGTACACCAATCACCAATCGTTCACCAGTATAACCCGAGCTAATATCCAATATAACCAAATCATTTGTACGAGTCACTACCGATTCATTTTTTGTAAAAATATCATCTACATTGGTTCCGAACACCAAGGATAAATCTGTCATCGTGGAATTCGTTATATCAAACATATACTTGTCTCCGGTTCCAAAGGATAAATCCGGTTGATTCAAATATTGTCCGCCCAACCCTGTACTGGAAAACTC